ATCACCAGTCGATTTCCTTTCCGTACTTACCATACCGCCTCCTGGGCATTCCAATTCCTTTATATTTAACCTTCCTGTTTACTCCAAGGTCTCCGCCCCTGGCTCTAAGTTCTGCTTGTTGTATTTCTTGATTGAATTGCGCAAGGTACTCTCTTGCTGCTGGTACGTCTGTCCATTCTTTGTTTGGCATACGTAACAACCTGTACAAAGCGCCGTATATAATTCCGTCTCTGTACGTATTTGAAAAAGTTGTGTCTACATTACTAGTTGTTCTTGTAGGTTTAAGAGCAACTCCCATTATAAGTCCATTAGTAAGAGTAGTTTGAGGTACTGGCACTGCCCAAAAGGTATTGGGTGTTTTTTGTAAATATACGTGAGGCCTAGAAGTTCTATCTCTCCAGTCAGGGTAGTTTAGTTCTAAACTACGTGGGCTAATAGGATCCATATCATTACCGTCAAACGTCATCCACAAAATTTGATGTACTTCTGTGCCGCTAGGCTGATCAAAGTCATACTCAAATACGCCCGCTACAGTAGTAATAGGATCTAAGTCTTGTACGTAAGCTTTGGATCTTTCGCAAAACTCTATAGTTGCAGACCTTATATTAGTCTCTACTAAAGAGTCTGGGCACATAGAAACGTACGGTAAGACTTCTTTAACTAATGAAGAAAAGTTAGCCATGGCTAACGTAGATTGCCTGGTACAGGTTGGGCGCTATCGTTATTAGGGCTTAGTAGAACTTGAGCCTGCTGCCCCGTGCCTACACTAGCTGTAAATAATTGATAATGTTGCCCAGCTCTCTGTCCATTGCCTGCGTATTCTGCATCTTTCATATATGCTCTATAAAGAACAAAATCTATAATAGCGTTTGCATATATATCGTCTACTGAAATTACAGCGCTTGTATTTGCTAAGTCGGTAGGTGAAGCTGAAAAAACTATTTCTACGTACGCAGTTCCGGCTACTCCTGGATACACGTAGTATTTTCTAGGGTCATCTTCGTCAAAAATGTAATGTTTAGGTACAGTACCGTGCGCAGAATCTCCACTTACAGAAGGATTGTGCCAATCAGGCTCTTGTGTATTTAAGATGTCTACATTTACTAATCTTATAGCTCTTAAACCTGTAGCACTTGTACTAGTGCCATTCATACCCCTTACTACTTTTATAAGACGTAACCCCCCAGAAGGAAGAGTTTGTTCTGTACCAGTAACAAGTTGCACGTTTGAATGAGTTGAAGAAGACTCAGGTCTTAAGTTAACTATCTCTCTTTGAGCATCATTAATGTACCTAAGAAGTTCTGCTTCTGGCCACCTAACACTCGTTGTGTCTTGTAGGGTATCTTGAACCCTACTTATTATATTAGCGCCTGTAAGTGTACCCGCCATAATTTATCCTGTTTATTCTGCAGCTTTATACAACTCTGCAATTAAGTCTATTTTCTTTTTGCGTTTGTCTAGTTCTATACCAATAGTGCGACCGTAAGTTTCTAGTTCCCCTTTAGTCATACTATTAAAATCTGTTGAAGTTTCTACAACTTCTTCTACTACTGGAGTTTCTGTTACGGGGGTTTCTGCTACTGAAGGTTCTTTTACTTCTGTGCATCCTGCTTGTAAACATAATAATCCCATATCATGTCCTACTTGTCTTGGTACTCCTGCTGTTAAATTAACAACGGCTCCCCAAGTTGACGCTACGTATTTATCTTCTTTTTCTGAAACAATCCACATAATTTTCTCCTAAAATTTAAAAGTTATAGGTGGTCCATACAGACCACCTATAAAATATAACACAATTAATAAGCTACATCTAATCTTATTACACCGAAGTCTTCAGACTGACCAGTATGGTCGCTGTTAAACTTAGGCTTTTTAAGACCAAATATCTTACCAATTGAAATACCGTTTTGGTTTCCATAGTCGAAGGTGTCTTCTACTATTTCTGGGATACCGATATCAGCCATTGCTAATGCTTGAGCACCTGCAAAAATACATGCAGATCCATTTACGTTAGCGTTAGCGCCCCATTTGTAACCAGCAGCTCCAGCGTTACTTGATGCTCCACTTGTAGCTCCGTTTGTGTTAAACACATGTCTGAACTCGTGGATCATCACGCCGTCAACCATTAAGCTTGAAGAGCCAGAGAATAAGCTTGAGCTTGGTCCTCTAACACCAGCGTTTCTTACGTTAGCAAGAAAATCTGAATCAAGTTTAAGATCGGCCATTACTTGTGGAGTAACAAAAAGATGAAACATCTCGTCATTACCAGCACTTCTAATACCTCTTAGGTACTGATCTTTAGCATATGCTTTTAGATCAACAATAGCGCTATAGCTTAGTTTGTCAGCTGCAGCAACTGCAGTAACATCACCAGCTACAATACCATCAGTCGCATCAAACCTTTTGTGTCTATTAGACGTAGGTGCAGTTATATCAGCTGAGAATGCTAAATCACCAAGATTCTGTCCTGAATTCATTACAGGTCTTAATGCTCCATTATTCTTAAGTGTATAACCAACGCCACTCAAAGTTAAAAATGCTAACTGGTCCATTCTGTCAGCCATTGCGTAAGCAAGTGCGTCTCTTGAATGTTCTCTAAAGTTCACAACTGATTTCTGGTCGTTCATTCTACCTGAAAGTCTGTTAGCGAATCTTAGTTGATCCAATTGTACTACTATGTCGAAAGCTCTTAATGATTCTTCATTACCTTCTAAAGTATTGTCTCCAACGATACCATCACCAGTCATATCGGCTAAAAGAGTTAAAACTGCTCTAGCTCCTTTTTCTGATTGAGTAAGTTCAGATATTCTCTGAACCATTGCGTTAGATCCGCTACCTGCGAATTGATTAATGAAGGACATATTTCTTGCGACACGCCAAAAGTCGCGTGACCAAATTGTTAATTGTTCAGTGGTCAACGCAGCAAAGTTTGTATTTGCCATGATAATATTCCTTTAAAAAAGTTAAAAAACTAGTCGTCTTTTGGAGCGACATATTATCCGTATACCCACTATCGTAGGGTGAACGCTTTCGTTATTTGCGGACACGACCCCGTCTAGATTAACGCCCTAGCAGGCGAAATACGTTTTTTTACTGCAACGACGCAGGTTAAATATCGTTTTAACGGACGAACTTGTATATTTTATACCATAGTTTATCCGAAATCTCCACGCATTCTTCGTAAAGTTTCTGCGGGAAGGGCGTCGAACTCTTCTGTGGATAAAACATTAAGGTCTACTTTTTTATCAGTTTTGTTCTGACCTTTCATAGCTGGTGGTTGAGATTCAGAAGCTTGTATCTTTTTAGAAACGTTTGCTTGCTGCTTTTTTTGCTGTACTTTTTTAATATTAGGGTCTGGTTGCGTAGTTGTTTCTACTTGGCCCATAATTAGTGTAGTAGCTTTTTGCAAAGCATCTGCGCCAGCATAGCCCTGCATCATATATGCGTCTCTTAGTTCCATAACTTCGTTAGTTTTAGCTTCATCGTAAGAAGCGTTGTTTTCATCTAACGTAGGAAAAGCAGTTTGTATTTCATTTGCTTTAGCTTGTAAGTCTTGCATTTCTGTAGTCTGCGTCATAGTTTGACCCATCTTAGCTTGCATCTCAAACATCATTTGTTGTTTTTCAGCTTGCCTAATTTCACTTCTAAGTTGTACAGCTTGAGTAGATTCTCCATCTAAGACTAAATTTTGATACTCTATTTCTTTGCTGTCAAAGTCATATTTAGGGGCTTCTTTTATATCCTCTATTTGCGGGGCAGATGCTTCGTCTAGTTTTTTCTGTAAGGCTTTTTGTTTAGCAAGCACTTCATCAAACCTAGACTTAGGAATCATTGGTTCTTTAGTAGTTTCTGTCGGAACTGCTCTTTCAGCCTGTTGTGTATCTCCCTCATCTTGCTCCAATACTGTTTCTTGTTCTCCAACTTTTTCTGTATCGCTTTCTGCTTCAAGCGCTTCTGTTTCTGTTTCCTCTGGTTCTCCTTCTTCCGTTTCTTCTGTATCAGCAGTGAGTTCTGTTTCTGAGATTTCTTCAATTTCATCCTCCTGTGGAAATTCTACCTCGTCTTCTGGATTATCAAAATTTAAGTCAGCCGCAAATTCTTTGCTAGCTTCCTCTGCAGATAGAGTATCCGCGCCTGGTAAGCCATCAAATATTATGCCTGACTCTGGTTCTGTTGTAGTTTTTTTATCTTTTGCCATTAGTTATTACCTCCTGTAGGTTTAATGGATTTCATTGCTTCAGTAGCCATTTTAGTAGCTGCCGTTGTATCACTCTGTTCTTTACGCATTTCATTTGTCATAGCTGATAAACGTTCACGTAACTCGAGCTCCTCTCGTTTAGATTGTAGTTTACTTTGTAATTCAGCAACCTTCAACTGTGGATCTTGTTCTGCAGCTTCTGTCTTCGCAACATTTAAAGCAGCTTGTGTTTGTAAGTTAGTTACTTCAGCTTCTAGCTTAGCAATCTCTAACTGTGTACTTCTAATTTGTGATTCCATCTGGAACTGTTGTAATTGTATTTGTTGTTCTGTTGGTGGAGCAGTTCCTTCTAGTTGTCTTATTCTGTCTGCTATATCTGCTTTACGCGACAGATGTGAATACTCTACTATCATATCATTTGGTATTGGTACTCCAACACCCCTAAGCTCAATAGCTTCAGCAAATTGCATTTCGTCAAAGTTATCTCTAGCAGGAGCGGTACCCACTACTACATCATACTCACCTAAAGTTAAGTCATTTATAACTTCACCTTCAGGTGTCATTTGGTTTACTGCCATTTTTACTCTAGGTTTATACGGGTCAGACTCATCTGTTATTTGTATAATACGTTCTTCTGTGTAGTAACTTTGTACCATTTGTAATATTTTTTCTGCTAGATACTGACGTGTTTTAGCTAAGTTATCTAAAGGTACTTGTAACATTAAAGAACCTCTGTTTTGTTTTTGCTGTATAGCAACTCCAGAAACTTCTGCACTATCCATACCTAACATAGCATCAGATATGCCACTAATTTGTTTTATGTTGTTAGCAGCTTTAGTACCTAGTCTATCTAAACCAGTGGGTATTTGGTTAGGCGGTATTTTACCTGGAGGAGTAGAGCCTCTATTAAATTCTAATACTAAACCTGTTTCTGCTCCGTGTTCTTCTAAGTCGTCAGCTGTCATACCAGACAAAGAACCTGATTCAACAATCCAACCACTGTTAGCAGTTGTATTTACAATATGTAATTCTTGCGAAGTTATTTTGTTTAACTGTTCTTGTGGAGATAATAAATTTCTTACCATGCCGAACGGTTTGCCTCTTCGGAAGTAAGGAAAGTACGGAACTAAAGTAAAGTGCGCATAAGGAGACCAGTCATCGAATAAAATAACAGTATCAGCGGATACGGTCCAACGGACCTTTCGCATTTTTTTCTGTATGATATCTAAACCAAATTGGTCTGCAAAATTTTCTCTTTTCTTTTTGCCCCAAACATAAGGTACAGTTCGTTGGTCGCCAGTAACAGGATCGACGTAGAACATACAGTCGTGCAGTTTGTAATATTGTCTCTCTATAACTCTTATAGTTCTAACAGTACGTGAGTTTTCTGGATCGTTAGGGTACTGTTGTCCGTAAGTACTATCATCAGTATCGCCATATCGTTCTTCTTCGTACTCCATAGAGTCGGCACCGAGCGTGGTCCCTGTTTCGGCAAGCATCCTTAACTTGTCTGCTTTGTCTTGCCCATACACTTCTTCTATCTCATCTAAACTCATCCACTTGGTTTCAAATATTTCGTTCCAGGTTCTTGGGTCGTAATGTTTAGCATCTGGGTCTATAACTATATCTAGCGGATCTTTTGATTCTATCCTGACTTCACCTTGTACGTGATCAGTAAAATCTATACGTACATCAAACCAACCTCTGTCTTGTATCAAACCATCTTGGAAAACTTGCGCTTCCATCCAGTCTAGTTTGTTGTTATCAGATATTTGTGCGTAGACTTTTGTTAATACGTCTGCTACTTCTTGATTACCGCCGCCTCTAGGTTTAAATTGAATGTCAGCTCGTTTAGAACTTTGCTCTCCAATGACTGCATTAATAGTAGGTAAAATAGTATTGATGGTTAGAGCTGGTCGGCCTTGGTCATCGAGTTGCTGCATGTCGAACGCATCCCATTGATCGCCTCTATAATAGTTGTCGCATTTTTTTGCCATGTCAATGTAGTCATCATGTCCACTATCTCGTGCTCTTGTGTATGCGTTCCATTGGTTTTTTGCAAGCGTTAGCTCTTCTGCTTTTGATAACTTTTTCTTTGGTTTTTTACTGTATGCCATATTATGCGCTCATTGCCGATTTCTTTTTCGGTCCCTTTGCTATCAAGTCTAACCTATCTCGCCAAGAAGGTATATGTTCTGGTGCTTCATAAAAAGAAGCGTACTCCATAATCATTAACCCAACCCATGCCAGCGCATCAACTTGGTCATCGTGAACCCCATTTGGAAAACGTAAAAGTTCTGCGACCAAGGGCCCCGTCCAAACTGCATCTTCAGGTAAGAATACTCTTCCCTGCTGCATCCTACCCTGGATAGCTCTAGCTCTTAATTCCTTATCTCGTCTTCCTACTTTTAAATCTTTAAAGTATGCAGAATGTAATCCCCGTTCTGCTACACGTTTTTCTAGGAAAGGACCAATAGCCATTTCTATATGGCCACGTTCAATTCCTACAATACCAGGTCTCCACTGTTCGTAAAAATCCAGTATCTTTTCTACTAGCTCAAACCCGTCGTATTTACCGCGGATAAGATCTACCACATACATGTTATCATACTCATCTATACCTACGGTAATTCCTACGGAATAATCGTTTCGGTCTTTTTGCCCTATGGCTAAATCCCACGCTGTATAGTAACGCAGTCTATCATAGTCTATTTCTTCTGGCCCATAATATTGAATCATGTCACGGGTAAAATAGTCACCTTCATCTGATACTGGGTTTTGTTGGTACAGAGCTGTCCAGTCTCTGGGCCCGATAGCTTTTTGTATCATTTCTAAAGAATTTACGTCATACCTTTCTGGGTGTAACGGTTCTCCTACATTTCTAAACTCCTCATCTTCTTCTGCAATAGCTGGGTATTTAACTACTTCCCACTCGTCAGCTCCGTTTTCGCTTGCAGTAAGAAGTTTACCAGCCAGGTCGTCATCGTGCCAACGCGTAAGAATAATTAATATTCCGCCGCCAGGCGCTAAACGTGTGTAGGCGGTTGACGTATACCAGTCCCAGGTCCCCTCTCGATTATTTTCAGATTCTGCGTCTTCTCTGTTTTTTACGGGGTCATCGATTAAAAGTACGTGCGCACCTTTACCTGTGATACCACCGCCAACACCCGCGGCCACATAACCGCCGCCTTTTGTTGTTTGCCAAGACTCCACGGACTGCGAATCTTTGTCCAAGTTCGTTTTCTCAAAAACGTTCTTATAATTAGGTTCTCTTAGCATTTGACGTACTTTTCTAGAGAAATTCATGGCTAAAGAGCCTGAATACGAACAACTGATGAATTCGTGCTGCGGATTCCTGCCCAGGTGCCATGCGGGGAAGGCAATACTGGCTAAAGTCGATTTTCCGTGTCGAGGGGGCATAAATAGCATCAAACGGGGTGATTTTTTCTCAGAAACGTCTTGACTGAACTTTTCTAGCCTATTACAGATGTCTTTATGTACCCAACCGGCTTGATAATCAGGATTAAACTTCTCTACGAAGGGTAACATGCGTTTTCTGGACAAAATACGCCAAGCAAGCTCCTGTTCTGCACGTATTTGCGCAGATTTCTCTTTTTTTGCAGCAGTTGTCTCTTTTTGGGTCTCAGGTTGCGGTAATTCGTCTGCTTCGTCAGCTGCACAGTAAACACAGAGCCCTTTTGGGAGCACAAGGTTGTCTGCTAACAGTTTTTTACACTTATAGCACTCAATTTTTGGTAAATCAGTCAATTTTTAGCATTTCCAGCGTCTGCGAGCTTGCCTAATCCTTGAATTAGGGTCATTTCTTGTTTTTGCTGAACTTCTTTTTAGCTGCCCTGCTGACCTAGCGCAATACGACTTACGTCTTTTTGCTGCTTTACTACCTTTTTTAACTTTACCCGTTACCGCAGTCTTTAACTTAGAACCAGGGTTCGCTTTTCTATAGGCAGCAACACCTTTTTTAGTCATACCAGCGCCTGATTTTGTTTTACGGTAGTTACCACCTTTACCGGTAGTCTTTCTTATAGGTTTTTCTTTTTTTCTTGGCATTACTTTTTCTTTTTCTTCGCGGTCTTCGCGGATTTTTTNAAAGCTTTAGCTGTAGGTGCACCTGGACTTCCAGGTTTTCTCATTTTTTCACCCGAGCCGGCTTTTATTCTTTTCTTTTTAGCATGTATGTTTGCGTATAGTCCTCTTTTAGCCATT